GTAGAAAGTGAAGATGCTGTTGCAGCCAAAGCAGAAGCCTTCGCTGAAGCATTAACAGCATTAACCCAGGTCAACACAAAAGGTAAATAATAGTATGGCTCAAATTAAAGATATTACACACAGTCGGCACAATCAAAAGAAAAGTGCTGAGTATCATGCTCAAGTAGCTGGTGCTCGTTTTATGGAACCAAAAACTACAGCCAAGCCCAGCACCACAGTTGAAGAACCTGATGTTGTTGAAATTGTTGCAGTAAGTAAAGGAAAATAATATGCCATTAGTTAAAAGTAAAAGTGCAAAAGCCTTTAAGACAAATGTTAAAAAGGAAATAGCCGCAGGTAAACCTCCTAAGCAGGCTGTGGCAATTGCGTATGCAACTAAACGTGCAGCTGGCGGTCGGGCAAAAAAATGATAACTCCCAGGTCCGATCGTAGCACAGGCGTAAGTGGACCTAACTTGAGAGCCCAGGTTAAACATCCTAGTAATAGTTCTACAGTTAATAGAGCTACACCTCGAGAACCAGCAAGCCAGGCGGGCAGTATTGTGCCACATTCAGCACATGCCGCACAACGTAGTCACAGTTATCATAAGACAGTTGTTGAAGGTAGTTTTGTTCGTCCTAGTGCAACCAAAATGACTAGAACAGAACACAACTTAAACAACCTAGAAGACTTTAGTGAGAAAGGTCACAAGCTATGAAAAAGCCAGGACCAGGAATAATGGCATTGAAAGGTGTTTACACAATGAACCCAACTGATGCTGTTATGAAGCAGGGAAGCAGAGCCGCTAGGGCCGCAACCACAAAAACAAAAAGAGTAAATAAGATTATGAAGCCAGCAATGGCTCGCAAAGGAAAAACAAAATGAAAGACACAAATTTAGATTTTGCAGGAATGGCTGGCACTGGCGTTAATCGTAAGAACGAAGGCTCACGTTGCGCCAATCCATACAGCATTGGTGATCGGGCTTTGAGTCAAAATGTAGGTCGTGGTCCACTTAAAGGCAATGCTAGTTCTAGTCCAATGAAAGTTGGTCCTAGTGCTACCAAGGATGCACTTAAACAGACTATTGCCACAGCCGCACAAGGTGGACGCATTAATGGCGGAGCCACTGTTAAGTCATTTGCTGGTAGCCCCGACAGCATCAATGTAGGAAACAAGTAAAATGTCTATTATAGTCGCAGGAAATACAAAAGCGTTAACACCAGCAGGTGGCGCAACAGCTAACGTGGCCAACGTTGCTACAGGCACTAACACATTCCACTTTACCAATGCCAGCGCCACAGTATATGCATACGTTGGCGTATTCTCAACTTACGCGGCTGCTATTGCTATGGATCATCCTAGCGTAGGCACTGATGCTGGTGGCACAATCCTAACACCAAATGGTTCTTTAACTATTCAAGGTAACTTTGGTCTTAACCCAAACCCAGGCACAGTTTATGTTGCCGCAATAACAAACACAGGAACAACTACAGTATTTGCTACACCAGTTGTTCCAGGCTCATCAGCTAATTAAGGATAATGAAATGCCAAGTCAAATTAACCCAGTAAAAAACGGCCCAGTAAAGATTGCCAAGGAAACGGCATCAAGCTGGACAACCAAGAACCCACATGCACGTGACAATGTCAACGTGGCAATGGGACCAAGAACAGGCAACGCTGGCGCACACGATGGCAAGCGTGGAGCATTCATTTCTGCCAAAGAAGAACGTGCTCCATTAGCTGACTACATTACTCGTGCCTATGAAGACCGTGGACAGGACACAGCCGATACCATCCGTAAAGGATAAGAAGGTATTGAGTCTATTGTTAAGCCACGCAAATTTAAAAGATAATAACAACAATATTTCGATTAAGGTTTGCTGATTGTCCTTAACAATCAGCAACATTGAACTTATAAAGGAACAGCAATGAACAAGAAAGAAACTGAATCAATGTGGGAAGTAGACAATGAAGTTACCACAACTACCCAGGCCACAGAAACTCCAACCCCAAAAGAAACAAAAGCCAAAAAGGCTTCTGATGCAACAGCTAGTCCGACGCTACCGAAACCAGTAGTGCATAACTTGGCTTTTGACATGGAAGGCCTTATGACTGACTTTCCTACAGCCACTGAGCTACAAAAGTTTGTCTATGACACCACAGGTGTTGTGCTTAACTTAAAGGGCCGTGCCAACAAGGTAAAATATCAAATTGCACTAGATGTGCTTAATGGTATTATTCCACCACAAGAATTATTAGGCAATGAAAACCCTTACTTGGATAAGAATGATCTAATCCCCGAAGAACCTCTGGCACCACCTCCCCCAAGTGATCCTTCTATTGCACAGGCTGGCGGCCTAGTTACACGCTTTGGCACCAACAGCTTTCCACATCCAGATCCTGAATGGCGCAGTGAAGATCAAAAATGTCTAGTGGTATTCCGCAAGTATGCCAACAGCATGATCACTTACGAAATCCTAGGACCATTGGGACGTCGTGCTATTGGTAGCAAGATCAACAAGTTTGGTCAACAGCAACCAGAAAAGATCGTATGGGTTGATCCACGCACTGGCGAACAAGTTATTCGTCGTGGTGACGGCACACTTACAGCTATTGGAACACGCTTACGTGCTCACATGCAAAAGTTGCGTGTTAACAAAAGCAATCAATGGGACATTTGGATTGACCGTGACTTCGTTGTTCAGGATGGTGCTCAGAGTATTGACAATCCTTGGGGCAGTTAATGAGCGACATTCAGGGCACAATTGGCATTGATCGTCAGCGTGTTGCTGAACGTCAAGCATCAGATACTCGAATACTACAAAAGGTCAATGCCGTGGCTCGTGACAGCTTTACTCAACGTTATCCTAACCAGGTTGAACATTGTTTAAGACTCACTATGGAACGCTTGCAAGCAGGTTTAGACAAGCGTGATGGGTGTGAAATAGACAATCCAGAAACCTGGCGTATGAGCACAATAGAATTACGCGACCTTGCCGAAACAGCTTATAGACTAGATTTGATCCGTAAAGGATTCTAAATGTTAGATCCCAATTTGTTGATGCGACGTGCCATTCGCTATGTGTGCGAACAGCATAACCTTGATCCCAACAATTTAAATGGCATGCCTTTTGACGCATTGACCAAGTTCCAAGAATTTGTTATAGCTGTGCAAGAGGACATGCGTTATAACCAACTGCGTTACTTTAAACCATTTGAACATCAAAAGCGATTCTTTGCTACAGGTAACAGTGAACGGCGTGGCATCCTAGCCGCTAACCGTATTGGTAAAACTGTATCAACATGTTTTGAAACAGCTTACCATTTAACTGGTTTGTATCCTGCCTGGTGGGAGGGTAAACGTTATGCCAAACCTATAACTGCTATGGTGGCAGGTGAAGGATGGCAACAGGTATCCATGGTTTTACAAAATGAATTGTTGGGCACACAAGATGTCAAGATCACAGACAACATAGGCACTGGCGCTATTCCACGTGAATGCATTAGGTTTGAAACTATGCGTAATGATGGTGCCAATTGCTTGGGCGTAGAGATACGTCACACGTCAGGCACCAACAGCTATTTGGTCTTTGCCAACTACACACAAGAAGTTCGCCAGATGCAGGGTTTTAAATTGAACCTTGCCGTATTCGACGAACAACCACCAGATGACTTCTTTAGTGAAATTGTAACTAGAACTGCCACTACCCAGGGACAAGTTCTATGTAGCTTTACACCACTAAAGGGCCTCAATGGATTGGTGTCAAAGTTTTGGCACCATGAAGAGGGATATGAACACATCAGAGTTAGCTGGGATGATGTGCCCGAATACGATCCCTGGGGCGAACCTTTCTTGTTAATGAGCACACGCCGTCAATTGGAACGTGACTACTTGCCACACGAACGTGATGCTCGCCGCAATGGTGTTCCTGTCATGGGCAAAGGTGCTGTGTTTCAATTGCGTGAATGGCCTACTTATAAGAATGGTGATTACGACCTGTCCAGCTCAAGTGGATTGCATCGTATCATTGCACTTGACTTGGGCTTGGTCAACGACAAAACTGTGGTTAGCCTAATGTTCTGGGATCCTAATGAACAGGAAGCATGGCTACATAAACAAATTGTGGTCAAGGGCACCGAAGAAGCAAACCCAGTTAATTACATAAATCATTTAATGCGACCTGAAGTATTTGGCACTCCCATTGTGTTACCTGCAGATGCTGGAACACCTGGACGATATACTATGAATAGCCTTAGCATCAGACAGTTATTTGAAAGTTATGAATTAAACGTGCATCCAGACGCCATCATGAATCCGCCAGATGATCAAGGACGTAGAACTAACCACAAGAGCTTTGGTATCAACACCATGCGCCAAATGCTAGAACTGGGCACACTACACATTAATGAAAACTGTGTAGAGTTTTTGCGTGAAGCACAAAACTATTATGCAGATGATCGGGGACGTTTTAGTGACCCGGATGACTGCATTGACTCAGCTCGATATGCACTACTAGGGTGCTTGAATGGCCTAGCTGAAACCTGGGATGGACGCAGTCCTCGAGAACGCTTTCGGGCTGCTAAACATCAATTAAAAGCCAGCATAGCACAAAAGCAAATCACCACTACTATGCCCGAATGGAAGCGTGTATACAGTGGTAATGAATAGCGTATAAATAATACAATAACTACTGGAATAATCTATGTTAGATTTAAAAAACGTTGTAATCAGCAATCTTAATGGACACACTGGGCAAATGGCTCGTTTTGTCAAAATGAAGAGTTTGCTAGATCAGAAGTGTGCAGCCAACTTGCGTTTGCTAGCCACAAAGAATAATATTAACCGTGCTAGTGACTATCACTATTTAAACTTAGCTGTAAGTCAATCAACTGCGCCAGTTAACGGCATAGATTATATCCACCCTGTGGTTAAACCTTGTGTTGATTATGCCACCAGCGTTATTGTTAAGGGTATGGCACAGAACGGTGAAATCAATTTTGAGTTTGTGCCCGATAACGAAG